TCAATTTCTGAGGCCTTCATATATATACATAATAGAATCGTGCCAACTCTCGTAAGTTGTTGATTTATATATACCCTCCAAAACCCTAATGTATAAATTTACAGCCATGTGTGCATATACAGCGTGGTTAAAGATACAGTACTAAATAAGTTAGGACACCAGTAATAGTCTAGGGTTAGACTATGTTATACTCTAGATTAATAGATGATATCTATGTGTGTTTATATAATAGGTAGACTATATCACAGCATGGCTATCGATAGGGAAAAATGAGAGGTAACCTCTTTCCGCTCACGGGGGACAAAAGGGGACTGACGCTAGTTTGCTAGTGCTCACTCACCTGGTTGTTTGCGTGTACTCACTGACTTAGGAACGGGGCAGGGGTAAGTGCTCACTCCACGCAGTCTAGACGCAAGCCAGTGGTCTCAGAGATGGGTCGGAGGGTCTGTAGTGGCGTGCCCCCCACTTTTCTCCCCCCATAAAATTTTTTACATTTTTGGTAGACTGAGCTTGCTGTTGGTTAACGAATGCTCCAGCAGTTGCCTTGTGGGTTAGTCAGGAGTTACTTCTTGACTAACCCTTTTTTTATCGGTAGTATGTAGTTATTGGTAGAGAGGTATAGATGATGATTACTGCGATAGAAGTTGAAGTTGGTATCCCTGCCCCCAAGATGCGGGTGGTGTATGCCTACCCGTACGAGGAGATGGAGGTGGGGGACAGCTTTTGTGTGCCTCTGGACGCACGTGCGAAGGTGTTGAATGCCAACTACAGGGCGGGTAAGCGGTTGGGTAGGGTGTTTACTGCCAAGACAGAGGGTGACCAAGTAAGGGTGTGGAGAACAAGGTGAGTGAATTGCTGTGGTTGGATGAGGAGGAGTTGCGGGATGTGTGTCGCATCTTGGCTACTCGCCTTTGCCAAACAGAAGCAAGGATGGTGATGATGGCGGTGGAGATGGAGAAGGCTGTGGCGTATGGATACAGGGTTGGATACGAGGATGGTGTTGAGGGAGAGCCGTATTCGTTTTCGGGAGGAGATATACAAAGCCTTACGTTGCACTAGCAAGAAGCAGAAGTTGAAGTTGGTAGCAGAGTGGAAGAGTAAGTATGGGGAGCACCATGTGAAGACACTGCTCAACTGTGCAAGAAACAAACAAGCTGCGTATGTAATCCTTGAATGGAAAGATGATGAACTTTGACCTGAAGAAGTTTTACAAGTTTTGTTCTGAACTCAAGATAGAGACAAAAGAAGAAGGCTTGAAAAAGATGGGTACGCTACTGGGTACTCAAACGTATGTGATGGATGAAATACAGAAAGGCTTGGCAGACGATGTTCACTTTTTTGTCATCCTCAAAGGTAGGCAGTTGGGTATCACTACCATTTCTCTCGCTTTGGATTTGTACTGGCAATTCACCCACCCTGGCTGGCAAGGCACACTCGTGGCAGATACAGAGGAGAACAGGGACATGTTCCGCAGCACTCTTGCTATGTACATTGAGGGACTTCCGAAAGAGTACAAGATTCCTTTGGTTGCCCACAATAGAAACCAAATGGTGCTTAAAAACAGAAGCAGGTTGTTCTACCAAATTGCTGGTAACAAATCTCGATTGGGGCAGGGTAAGGCTATTACTTACCTTCACGGTACAGAGACAGCCTCATGGGGAAATGAAGAGGGTCTTGCCTCGCTGATAGCTTCACTGGCTGAGAAGAACCCTGAACGACTGTACATGTTTGAGAGTACGGCACAGGGCTTCAACATGTTCCACGACATGTACAAGACTGCCAAGCGAGCAAAAACACAGAGGGCTATCTTCTGTGGTTGGTGGAGGAATGAGTTTTACCAAGTCCCCGCTGACTCCAACATCTACAAGGTGTACTGGGATGGCAAGCTGACAGGCGAGGAGAAAGAGTGGCACAAAGACATCAAGAAGTTGTACGGCTACGAAATCAACTCCCGACAAATGGCTTGGTGGCGGTGGAAGATGTACGAGGGCATCAAAGACGATGCACTCATGTACCAAGAATTCCCACCTACTGAGGACTATGCCTTTGTGATGACAGGCACATCCTTCTTCTCCCACACCAGATGCACAGAAGCCGCCAAGACAAGTAAGAGGACAGAGTGTGACCACTACCGATATGCGTTTGGTCAGTTGTTCCAAGACACAGATGTGTTGCGCTCTACAGAACGCTTGGGGACTCTCAAAGTATGGGAAGAACCCATAGACTCAGCCTATTATGTGATTGGGGCAGACCCCGCCTATGGCAGCAGTGATTGGGCAGACAGGTTCTGTATTCAGGTGTACCGTTGCTACGCAGATGGTCTTGACCAAGTAGCAGAGTTTGCAACCTCTGAACTCAACACCTACCAGTTTGCGTGGGTCATTGCACACCTTGCTGGCGCATACAAAAACTCCACCCTGAACTTAGAAGTAAATGGCCCAGGTCAAGCTGTCATCAACGAACTCAGAAACTTGAAACGCTTGGCAAGCAGTATGGGCGGGGCTACAGGGCGAGATTTGATGGATGTGCTTGGCAGTATGCAAAACTACATCTGGAGGCGTAACGACACCCTTGGTGGCCTCTCTAACAGCATAGGCTACCTGACTACCAGCAACAGCAAGGAACGCATGTTGCAGTACATGAAAGACTATTTTGAGCGGGGGATGATGAAGATTCTCAGCATGGAAACCTTGGAAGAGATGAAAGGTATTGTGCGGGAGAACGGCTTTCTGGGCGCACCTGGGCGTGGTAAGGATGACAGGGTGATTGCCTCTGCCCTTGCCGCTGTTGCCTATGCCGAGCAGATACAGCCAAGACTTATTGCCTCCAAGATAACCAGAGCGGTCAGTTCTGCCCAAGAGTCCTTCACCCCTGAACAAATAGCCGTGGGTAGGAATGTCAGTGATTACTTAAAACGAATAGGAATGTATGGTTCACGATAACTTGACCATTGTGTCTGTGTACGGACACAACAACGGAGCATCTGCCATACCCTCTATCGTCAGGAGTATGGGGGAGTTGACTGGTAGTAAGGGCTTACTTATCTCTATAGAAGAGCCACCCAACTTGCCAAGCAATGTGGTCTGGAAGCGGTGTCACGTTATCGACTACCTTGGGTACTCCCTCTTTATGATGCACAGCCTCTATGCCTACATAGAAACAGACTACTGCTTGATTGTCCAAGACGATGGGTGGGTGTTGAACGGCAAGAACTTCAAGCCCGAATACTATGACTATGACTACATAGGCGCACCCTCACACTGTGCGTTTGGGGCGGGTAACCTCTACCTCAAGTTCTCGTGGACACAAGCCACAGAGCCTGTCTCTGTTGTCCAGAATGGTGGGTTCTCTCTGCGTAGCAAACGGTTCTTGGAAGCCTGTAACAAGCACGGCATCATGCACCTCAACAGCAACGAGATACATGGGTGGAACGAAGATGCCCAGTTGTCAGCCATCCTGAAACCCGTGTTGGAGAGTTACGGGTACAAATATTGCCCTATCGACATTGCCAAACACTTCAGCATGGAGTATGTAGGACATGGCTTTCACGAAGAAGGCTTTGACTTTGGTAAATTGCTTGGTCACCATGCCCAGACAAGGAAGTTAGTGAGTGCTAACCACATTGTTGTGCCCTCTGACCCTACCCAAGCACATGGTGAGGTGGGCTTTATGTTGTGGTTGCAAGACCAAGGTTACACCGTGGAGTACAGATATGACCCCGTTAAGCAAGCGTGAACTCACAAAACACATGCAGCGGTTCTACGCTGACAAGGAAAGGGGCATCTCTATCGCCCTTTTTGCTGAACTTGCGGGGATAAGTCACGGGCATTTCCACGATGTCTTCATCTACAACAAAGAACCACTGACCGAAAACGTCCAAAGACGGGTCAGCAAAGCCTACCAACAGTGGAAGGCGGGGAATGTGAAGATTATGAAGAGGCGGGATAACACCCGCTATGTGGACTACAGAAAAGAATCTCAACCCGTTTTTATGCCAAAAATGGGGCTACAAGTGACCTCAGAGGGCATAAAAATCAAGGTTGGGATGGTAAACAGGCACGATTACAGCGAAACAACACTTGATGAAGCACTAAGGGGGTAATATGGCAGTTCTACACGACTATTTTTGTTCTGAACACGGTATTTTTGAAGGATGGGACGCAAAATGCCCCATGAAGATATGTAAAGGGGAAATCAGCAAGGTTTTCCTAAAACCTGTGGCGATGAAGTCCGATAAAACCAAAGCAACGGACAAAAACCTCAAACAACTGGCGATTGACTACGATATGACGGACATCAAGTCCACCAAAGAGGGTGAACACCAGACAGGCTACCTCAAACGCAAGAATAAGCTCTCTGACAAGCAATTTGCCGAGGCTACAGCCGCCATGCAAGCCCAACAACCCCAACAACCTCGCCCTGGTGACTCCGTTATCTGGGGAGGTGGCGGGTCTATCAACATAAAGTCGGTCATAGGTGGACAATTCAAGTCTATTGCTGGAGAATCCGTGAGTGTGACCCCTAACTCCGTGGGCAACTTCCAAGCACCCAAGGCAGGTGTGGTGATGAATGACCATGAAAACTTACAGGTGAAGAGATGAGAATTCCAAAAAATCCCATAGACCGTCATCAGTTCTACCTTGACCTGATAGAGAAATGTTTGGTCAGTCGGGAAGAGAGAAAGCCAAACTACTCATCTCTGCGCTCGTACTACCTGTTTGGCAATGGCCCAGATGAAGTACCCGCTCTGTACAACAAGATTTATCCACACATTGACCAACTGACTTCCTTCCTGTACTCGGCAGAAACCACCAGGTTCAGCATCAACCTCGGTGCTGCCGTGCCAGACCAAGAGCAAGTCAAAGTCCCCGCCCTCACCAAAGCCTTGCACGATGAGTGGCTTAACTCCAACGCTGACCAAGTGTTCTCCACCGCAGTCACTTGGGCACTTTGCTACAACACCACCTTTGTCAAACTCGTCATCAACAATGGCATCCACCCCTACATGGTTGAACCTGCCTGTATGGGAGTCTTGCGAGAAGACAGCCCGTACTCTGACAGACAAGAAGCTATCGTACAAACTTACTACATCACCAAGTCCGAGTTGTATGACCGTCTGTACTCTCACCCACAGCGGGAGTCCATCGTCAAGCGGGTGTCCTCCACCCAACATGAACGCACAGAAGTTGCCAACGGGGTTCAGCGAATCATCCTCTCGCAGTCCAACCCCACCATGTACGGTAACGTCAACCTTGACCTGAGTGGCAACCCCAACTACAAAGCCACAGTCGCAGAAGACACGGTGGAGATGACTGAACTCTGGGTGTGGAACGATGAGACAAAGGACTATCAAGTTGTCACTAAGGCTGACCCTGATGTCATCATCTATGACAGACCAGGCGAACAGATGTTTTTGAAAGGCGAGTTGCCCTTTGTTCAGATTTGCCCCAACCCGCTGTATGACTACTACTGGGGTTCTTCCGAGGTTGCCCGTTTGGTCTACCTCCAACAGTTACGCAACAAGCGCATGACAGAGATACTGGACATGCTCTCCAAACAGGTCAACCCACCCACTGCCCTGATTGGCTTCACAGGCTTGCTTGACGAGAAGAATTTTGCCTTGAACCGAGCAGGTGGCTTGTTGGCAACCGACATGCCCAATGCCAAGGTAGAGAAGTTAGCACCCACTATCCCCCCAGACCTTTTCAAAGAGATAGGCG